TCTGGATTGCTTAGTGCCTACTTCCATTTCTTGTAAATCTCCACGAGACATTTGAACTCTCCGTTTAACCTTTAGTTATAAACTATATTTATTTATAAATTAATAAATTACAATGAGTTTAAGAACTCATTGAATAAACTCAACTTATACTCTTCTAAAAGTTTTTGATCCACAAGAGTATTGATTCTCTTCTGAGTTTGCTCTGCAAATTTTTCGCGAAGCATACCTCCATCCCAAACCCACTCTTTACCTTCCATAATTCCCTGAACAAATGCGTCAGGTGCAGAAGGATCTGCAACAATATCTGCTGCAGTTGCAAGCATAAAATCTTCACCAACTTCAGTATAACCCTCATTGTTTGGTTTTACTGAACCAATACCACGAGAAGAAACACCGAGAGTTACTCCTTCTTTGAGAAGTGACTCAGCAATCTTACCCATTGGTGTGGATAGAATCTGTGCTTTACCAATAAAATTATTTCCTTCTCGTTGAAGTGAAACAATCTTATGAGAAACCCGATCAAGGTTTACTGTTGGGCCATCTGGGTGGCCAAGTTCCCCAAGAGCACGACCTTTGTTTACATACTGCTCAGTATAACGCTTCACCTCTCTTTCCATAACAGGTAAACGGTACATTCTACCGTTTCTGTTTACAACTTCTGTTTGAAGGAAAGGTCCTTGAATATAAAGAGTCTTCTTACCGTTGACCGTTTCGGTAAGGACTTCTACTGATTCGATTTCTTCGGTAATAAGTTTCATTATGCTTGTCCTGAAATTTGTACTTGTTGGGCATATAATGTACCAGCACCACCTTCAGTTCTTGCTGCTAATCTATATGATAGAGAAACAGTTGCATCTGGTGAATTAAATGCTGTTAATATTCCACTGGAATTATAATTTACAGTAAATCTTCTCTGGAAATATCCATCATAAGTAGATGTTGTATTCACCGAAAGAACTTCAGCATGAGTAAAGTTGTGATATTGAGATCCCGAAAGAGTTACGAAATCGCCAACACCAAAGGGTGCTTGAGTTCCCTCTGGACAATCAATAATTGTCGTAGTTCCAGTAGTTACTCCAACAACTCTGTTTGACGCTTTAGTGAGAGCAAGAGTTGCAGTTCCGCCAGCAGGAACATAATAATCTGCGGTTGTAGATGTTGGATTTGTCCCAATTGCAACAAATGCTCCAGCAGTTACGGCAACAACTCTTACTACATTAGTTTGTGCAGTAAAAGAAGTCGTCATCGCTGATGCTGCACCTGTTGTTAATGAAATACCAGCACCTATCGGTCTATGAGCCATTATTTTTATAGTACACTTTTAGTTATTTATTATTTAATCAAATTAAGATAAAATTATCTACTAATTTCTTCCCAATCCATAGAAGCAAAAATATCAGCACCTGCAGTATCAGATGCAGCAACTAAAGTTAGTTCATATGGAGTTTTGGTTAATCCATTTCTTTCTAACTGAAACTTGAAGAGTGCTTCTTTAAGAATATCTACTGATTGTGATGATTGGTTGGCGGAAGTTAAGAATCCAGATGCTAAAACTCTTCCACCACTTACAGTTCCTCCATCAAGTTTATATTCAATCGCAGAGTCTGTTCCAGCACTGACCCAAGTTCCTCCCGATGTTGTTGCACTTGCTCTCACCTGCCAATTATATTGAGGACCATTTCCAGTTCCCATAATTGATAGAGCAGTCATAATAACGATTGCATCCAATCTATCCGGTTGTCCATTAATTGGTGCTTTGAGACGAATAGAAATAATTGGATAATATGTTCCAGCGGGAGTTGGCAAATCTACTGGTGCCGTAATTGGAGTGGATACTGCTTGCTGTAATCCACGAAGTTCATATCCACCTTCAGAAATTACTGTGGAGCAAACTTGTTTCAACGTACTTGCACTTGTTGTAATACCAGTATTACTAATTTCATATCTTAAAGGAAGTGATGCGGTTGTAATATAAGTTGATTGAATTAAATTTGCGTGTTGAAAAGTGTGTGCATGAACAAACTTACCATTAATTATAAATCCAAGTCTTACATTTCCAAGTCCTAACCACTCAATATCCGTCCAAAGAATTTGTGCCTTGGTTAAATCCAATGTAATTCCAGAAACACCTGTTCCGTCTAACTTATCAATATTCCAATTTGATTGAGCAACTCTTGTTTCTACTCCTAATGACAAACTTCTTTCCACAAAATGCGCAGTAGTTCCATCAACCTCAAAATATATTCCATTATCAGCACCAAAATACCCAACTCTTTGCCTTAGGTTTTCTTTTGGTGGATTTAATACAAAGGTATTCATAGTCAACAAAGATTTTCCTGGTTGATATGAAAATACTTTTGTGGTTTCTCTAATAACTGATGCGGTGCTTCCAACACCCACAGTCATATTGACCAAACCTGCTGTAGTTGTAAATCCAACAGTAGAACCTGTCCCTACAACTAAACTCTCCCAAAGATTATTGTCTCTATATCTGTGAGATGAATCAAAAAGTGTTAATGGATTTGATACTCTTGTTCTTCCAAAAGCATCAGAATTTATACTAACTGGAAATCTATTATATTCATCTACAATTTTACCGTCTCTGGTTGCGACACCATTAACCTCAAAAAGACTTCTTTCTTGATTTAAGTAGTCTTGGGTTGTTATATTCCACTGAGCCATTATTAATCAATCCATTCCAACTTTGATGGGTGGTATCTGCTTGCTTTTTTGATATTACAGTTCTTTTCTGCAATAGGATAAATCTGGTGAACAATTGCGCCAGGATACTCTGCCTGCAACTCTTCACCTAAAGATCGTTTTGATGGAATTCCAGTTTTGCTGGTTAATTCCATTCGGTAAAGACTTCCATTCCACAAAACATCTGCAGCATACTCTTCTCCAACCGATTGTGGTTCTGGTTGAGAGTTGATGTAAAGATTTCCGTTAAAATCTCCGGAAATATTCACCGACTCTGAGATGAATTGTTTGAATGATTTCATTCTTCCTCTTCTGTTTCGCTATTAAACATTGCGTTTGCTACTGTGGGACGAAGTTCGTCAATTTTTTCAGCAGACTTTGCGAATAAAAGTTCTTTAATCTTATCACTAATCTGCGAAGGAGATTCGTCAGCAGCAATCATGTCTAAAAGATCATCCATTTTTAAAACCCAATAATATTTTCTTTATTTATATCTCACCGCCCTTGGGCATTTCTGCAATTTTTCCACTTGCTTCTGTTGCGGCACCCTGGGCATCAAGATTTGGTTCCATTACTGGTTGTCCAAGATCCATTTGTGAAGTTTGATCTAAAGGCATACCCGTTGTTGGATCTACCGAAATACTTGGATCAGGAATAATCCCATCCTTTATTTCTTTTTCAATAAGTTTATTCTGTTCAATAATTTCTTCATCAGTTTGGCGAAGGATTTTTCTTCTCAAATAATCTTGCGAGAAATACTTACCAACATAAGGTTCTGCGATTTGAACCATATTTAATCTTTCGTTGAGAAGTTCTGCATCCTTAAGTTCTGCAAAGTGGTTGTCATAGAGGAAGTCATATTGAATATGCTCTTCCATAATACCCCAATCCTCTGGAGTAATGATATTTTTGAGAATGAGTTGAGTTCTCAGCATATCATGGAACATGTATGAGAATCTCTTTCTTAAACGAGCAACAAACTTGCTGAATTTAACTTCGTCGCGAAGAATCTCCGATGATCTGCCAAGATTAAATCCACCTTCTCCATCCATTCTTGAGGGAGGAACATTTAGAGAACGATATAGTTTTTTCTTGAAATATTCAATATCGGTAATTTCTCCAAGGTTTTGACCACCTGGAAGAGTTGAAATTTCAGTACCTCTTCCACCTTCACGGCGAGGAAGCCAAAAATCTTCAAGCATTGCCATAAACTTTTTGTCATCACGGATTTCTCCCGTATTTGCATCATAAACAAGTTTATTGCGATAACGCATCATAACATCGCGAAGATATTGTTCTGCTTTTACCTTGGGGAGATTACCTACATCAATGTAGAAAATTCTTCTTTCTGGGGCACGAGACAATCTGTAAATAACCAGTGAGTCCTCAATCATACGAAGTTGATTGAGTGACTTAATTGCTTTATGAAGATATGAAAGTGTTGATCCCTTGTTTCTATCTACAAGACCTGATGTGCAATAAGTAATAGAATCTTTTGACATTTTGATTCCAGCAGTACCACCCAGTGAAGATGGATTGCTTGCTGGGAATGTCATTTTTGGATTATAAATGAAATATTCCTCAATTTCAGGAAACTCAAAATCCATTGGATTGTCTGAGTTAATATTTGATAATCTATATTTGTCCTTTTCGCTCTTTTTTTGTTGCCTTACATACCGCATTTTCATTGGGTCTATGTAACGCAACTCTTGAATCCCTTCATGAGGATTCTTTAAGTCAATTACCTTGTGGTAGTATAATCTACCATCTACATACCAATTTCTATAAATTTCGTGAGACTTTTTATCAAAGTCTAAAAGAGAAAGAATATATTTAAATTCCTGCCTGATCTTCTTCTTGATTCCATCACTTGCATTCAAGTTGGAAAGTTCAATTTCTACAGGAGTATCATTCGTATCTGATACAATAGCCTCATTTACAATATCTTCAATGGCACTATCACATTCTGGGTGAAGTGCCATTTCGCGATATCTTTTAATTAGATCAAACTCTGTTCTATAAACTCCTTCAATATCAACATATGAACCAAAAAAACCACTACTCAGGTAGTGGTCAGTCCCGTCCTCATTATTTTGAGGAACTGGACTGACTACACCCGGAGATAATGGTTCGTTATCCTCAATGGAGAATCCAAACAATCTTGCCATAATTTATTTTTTTCTGGTTGCCTTTCGTCTATTTATTAGACTTTAGCTGCTGTAGTTCCGCTGATAATTTCGTAAGATTGAACTTGGAATTCAACAGTGAACTCCTCAATAGTGTCTCCACTATCATATGAAAGATCAATATTTGATACGCTTGTTGGGAAGATATCAACGAAATTATATGCAGCGAGAATAGAACTATCAGCACCAGCGTTAGTGGTGCTGTTTATTTGAGCACCTCTTCCAAGTTGATAAACAGTTGCATTACTCATATATGCAGCTGGTTGAGTTGCACCCAAGTTATTATCAAGTTTTGCAATTAGTTCGGTCCATGCTTCAAATGCTCTTCTGAGTTTGAAGTCTTCATCATTGATAATGGTTACTGTCCAAGCATCAATTGTTCTATCACCAGCAACTTTGAAAATTCTTCCTCTAAAAGGAACATCAATTGGTGAAATGTTTGATGCTGGAAGTGCAGCTGCCTTGCACAGATATTTGAATTTATCTGCATCCCAGGAAATTCCAGCTGGGAAAGTTGTTAACTCAACTTCAAATAGATTGGGACGAGCACCACCACCACTTAAAGCACTCTTAAATTGAGAGATTGTCTTGAGTCTTGCCACGATTCGTTACCTCCTTAAGGTTATTTATTGAATAATGATCAAACAGTACCTGCAACTTCTTCAAAACTTACGCCTGTGCGGGTTGCAACAAAGGTAAGAGTTACATAATTAATAGACTTGGCGGGCTTCAGGAAGATGTCCGCTCTAAACTCATTATTATCAATAACGTCAGGAGTGTTATTAGTTGTGTCACAGACTACAAGGAATCCATAGAGACCTCTCTTTGCCTGAACATCACGGAGATAAGGTTCAACAATGTTCTTAAAGTTTGCTCTTGTCAGTTCATCGTTCAATTCAAAGAGTTGTGCCTGAGCAGCTCTTTGGAGTGCTTGCTCAATAGTGAGGAACAAGCGACGAACGTTGATTCTATCAAATGCAGATGCGTAACCAAGAGCAGTTTTATCGCCAAACAGGAGAGTACCAATACCTGGTTGAGTTACAATTGCGTTAACTCTTTGTGGGTAAAGTTGATCTCTCTGTGCTTTATTTGGATTATATGCAAGTTTGATTGCATTGTTGATAATGCCTCTCTGCTGACCAGCAGGAGAGAACCAAGGATATGCAACAATGTTGGTGCGGCACATTAGACCAGCAACGTCTGCGTTACAAGGAACATAGACAAACTTATTGTTGAATCTGTCGTAGGTGTACTTGTATCCACTATCAAAGATTGCGTATGAAGAAGATGGTAGAGAACTAAAGTACTTAACAAGATTGTTTGTCTGAGTTGTAGTATTGGTGACACCAACCAGATCAGATTTGTGAGGTCCAACAGTTGCTACACAATCCTTTCTTTGCTCTGCAAGAGAAATTAGATAACTTGCTTTTGCTTGAGAATCTGCAACGTTGTCCATACCAGGACCCATGATTAAGTAGTCTACTTGAATTTCATCCTTATTGGAAAACTTATCGTAAGAAGTGATCAAGTCCCCAAGCGTTGCCTTCATTCCACCAGAAGCAGAATAATCAACACCACCACCAAGAGTGTAAGTTTTATTTCCAATTGCACTAAAGGTTACGTCCTGAGCATTGGAACCCCAAAGACCACTTGCAGTGGAGACTGGTGTAAAGGAAGCAGAAGGAACGCCAGAATATGTGGTAAATCCAGTTGCTCTTGGTGCAGTACCCCAGTAAGCATCTGCAGCACTTGATGGATTTCCGCCAGCATAAACTTGTGATGAGAAATCTGCAAGATATTGCTCATACCAAATTTTCTGTGGAGAATTGACCGCAGAAACAGAATCAAGAGCCTTAGAAAGACTTACGTGCTTTTCAAGAATAGTTCCTTGGTTTCCAGTAATTGTTCCAAGATCATCAACTACAACAACGTGAATAGCATCATTCTTTCCATTTCTATCTAAGGAATATCTATTTGTTGCAGGTTTAGGTGCAATAGACTTCCAATAGATTGTAGTGTTGGTCAATCCAAGAGTTTGTTGATTATACCAATCAGAAACAGAAGCGACAGTTGCAGTTCCAGCGGAAGCACCTGATGAATTTATAAAGTTAACAGTCTGAGTTGCTGCAAATGCTGCAAAAGAAGTACCTTCAGCATAATTAATTTGAGTTTCAGTTCCAGTTGAAGAAACTCTTGAAGTTACCTTTACGGTAATGGTGCTGTTGCTGTTAGTTGCATCTGTAGTGATGCCCGTAATGATACCCTTGAGATAACCGGTAAATGATGAGGTAGAACCTGCACCAGGTAAAGTTACTGAAGTGAGAGGTGTAGTAACACCAAATCCAATTTGAGCACCAAGAGCACCGACGTTGGTAGTATTAACGCCAATGATTTGATCTCCTAAGTCATCAATAACACATACCTTTAGATTGTTTGCCCAAGATCCTGGGTTCTTTGCCGCAAAGGTAAAGTTATTTCCGTCCGAATGATTATTTGTATAATCATCATAGTTGTCAATCTTCAATGCTGATGTTGATGCTGCACCAACCCCTGCATTTGCGTTATTTAAGGTTGAACCACCAGTTCTAACTACCTTAAGTACGCCACCATATGAAAGGTATGATGAAGCACTCATCCAGTACTCATACTGCGAGTCTGTTGAAATTGGTTTGCCAAATGTATTGATTAAATCTTGTTCGGTTGCAATATCAATTGGGAAATCAACAGGTCCAATTGGGAAGGGTCCAGCGATTGCGCCAATATTATCTAAAACATTATCAGCTCTTCCTACAGTTAAATCAACTTCCCTGACGAGTACGCCTGGAGATAATTGAGGAGTCGCCATTTTTTTCTCCGTGAAATCTCAGTTTATCTAAAAAATATTTATTAAAAAGATACTTTACACAGGGGAAACTTGACGTGAATATCTACCAATCAGGATATTCCCAATTTGTTGATCGGGAGACAGTCTTTTTACTTCCTATTATTCTCCTTATCGTACACTCCTTACACTCATATGAATATGATGAAGAAACAGGACCACGATCTTTTCTTGTTCTATAAAATCCGTCTATTAAATTTTTCATTTCCCCGCAGACTCTACATTTTCTATCTGCGAGTAACAAATGTCCAAGTTTTATCTGCTTGTCTAAATCCATTTACATGTATTCCCACATATAAGCACGATCTCCATATTCATCAACAAACCATCTATCACCATCCACATCAACAAAACTACTGGTGTCTAATCCATCAGACACGAATCCAAAAGGTGCCATGTCCTGTTCAATTTGATTTTTCTGCTCCTCATACAAACGTTTTCTGACATCTTGATCAGTGAGTTCTTTAAAATAATCTTGGGCAACTAACCAAGCGTATATTACAAGACACATTGCAAGGTCATCATTACATCCTTCTTCTGCCTCAAAGGAGTTGTGCTTCTGAATAAAAGTAGTAAGTTCACTGATAATTTCATAATCATTCAATATTAATTTACTTTCTTCAATCATTGTCTTGAGATTTAAGCACCCAACCTTCTTGACAGTTTTTGACATCTTAACACCAAGTTGAGTTTTCTTTCCAGAAAATCCTTGCCCAACGATTTGACCTGCTCTACCTCTCATAGAACACATCAGAAGATTATTATATTCTAAATCATATTGAATAATACTTGCTACTTGATCCCCCACATCATTAACTTCACATAAAATATATGCGTTGTTATATGCTGTTGCTGTTTCATGAATAATGCTTGGAAATAGCATTGGCTTGATTTCATTATTTCTATATTTGGCAACTACCTTATGAGGGAATTCTGTAATGTCCACAACAGTGAATGCTGAATAGTCATTTCCCACCCCTCTGGCAACGTCTACAGTGATTAGATAATCATGATTGTCCTCTGGATCCACATAAACATCTAAACCCGCGCTACGAGTCTTGGGGGCGTCGTAGACGAGCGTTCTGAGTTTAGATGGAGCGATAAGGGTATCAACAGATCCAAGGAATTCGCATTCAAACTCAACTTTAAATTGCTGTTCAGAAGTGTTTGCAATAGTCTGCTTTTTCCACTCCTCATCTCTCCCAGGAACTTCACTCCAATGAACGTCCGTGAAAACATATTCATTTTTACCTTTCTCAGCATCATGCCACATTCGGTAGAAGTGATTCATACCATGTGGAGTAGAAACAATTATAACTTTAGTTTGTTTACCTGAAGTAATTGTTGGATATACGGACGCAAAGAATGAATCTGCAATGTGATTTGGAACGAACGCAAATTCGTCCAAAAATAGAATATTGAATGACATTCCTCGGACAGCAGATGCAGATGTGGAAGCAGCTAGGATCTTAGATCCATTTTCCAATTCCAAGGAACCTTTGTTCCATGATATAATTCCCTGCTGCATCCATTTTGGTAGATTCTCATATGCAGTCTGCAATCTATCCAAAAGTTCTCTTGCTGTTGCTGCTTTGTTTGCAAGAATACCAATATTCACGTTATCATTAAACACTGCATAATGAAGTAGAAAAGACACAACAGTTGTGGATTTACCAGTCTGTCGTGGCATCTTGCAGATATTAAATCTGTGATTATGAAAGTTATTAATTAACTTTTCTTGGAAATGATATGGTTTGAATGTTTGTAGACCATGATCCAGGGTTACAATTTTTACATAATTGTTTGCAAAATAAACAGGATCGTCTTTACACTTCACAAATTCTAAAATTTGCTCTTGTGTAAATTCAATTGGAGTATTTGCTTTTTTTAAAAGCGGATTACCAAGGTAAACATCATTTGACATAATATAACCTACTTATTAATTACAGTTCCAGCGACGAAGTGCTTTATTAATTCTTGAATCCGGATCTCTTGCAGTTTCTGCAGAAGTTAATTTTGATTTCATACCTTTCATTCTGCGACAAAACGAAGCACGACGTTTTGCTCTTTTTCCTTCTGGATTCTTTTCAGTAACTGCAGTTTGAAGTTTTGAACCTGGATTTTCTCTACGATATGCTTTAACTGCTTCTGGACTTAAACCATCTGTCTTGTCCTGACGATTTACCTTCTGCCAATCCTCATCAACTTCAACTCCTTCTCCCATAGTTTTTACATAATTTTTACTTGGACCTGGTTTTGCAAAACTGCCACCTTGAGGTCCAAATGGTTGAATTAATGGTTGTCCAGGTTGAATTTCTGATACTGAGTGGTAAACTACAATGCATCCAGGATATACTTTCTGTAACTCATCACTAATTTCTTTGCGAGTTGGAATTTTTACTTGTGGGAAGAACATCTTGAGAGAATAGTACTTACCTCTCCAAGAAAGAGAAACCGCAATTACGTTTCCAGTTTGTGCCTGGAGTCTTGTTGCTTCCTTGACTTGAGATCTAAAACCTTTGATTGGATCTGGTTTTATTAAGTCAATGACCTCCGCAAAAGTATTTCCATTCAAATCTTGAATAGTTTGTTCTGTTGCTGGAACACAATTTGGGACGATCTTTTTGCCCTTCTTTTTCATCCCAACTTGCTTATATCCAGACCAACATGCCTCTTCCATTTCTCCACTATTAACATAATCTGCTGCAGTGTCAATATAGTCTGCTGCTTTGGTAATTTTTGATTGTACCCATGCCTCAAGATCTCCTTCTCCCCTACCAACTTTTGATTGAAGTCTCTTCACAGCATTAACAATGGTTTTTAGTTCCGATCTTGCCATTGAATATTCTTCGTCTTTCACAGAAACCTTATCCCAGGCTTTTTCTCCATACGAACATTCAGATCTTGTTTCCCTCTTATCGCAAAGAGGGCAGTATCTTTGTTCTTCAACTGCTTCAGATTTATTTCCCCAGTTCGCTGCGCCAACTTTACGGCATTTTACAAGAGCACCGGAAGCATATGCACTTGGCCAGACACTATAACGAGACTTGACCTTACTGTAGCAAGCATCTTTTTTTCCGCTACCTTTGCCTGGTTTATCTTTTGCTTCCTGCACATCCATTTCTTCTTTCATTTTCTTCTTAGGTGAATCTGTAGAAACATAGGTTGGTTTTGCAGATCCTGTTTTTTGTTGTTGTCCAGGATCTGCTTCTTTTTTTCTTCTTGCTGCCGAAAGTCTTTCTGCTGGAGTCATGCTTGCCCTTTTCGCAGATGAAACACATTTGGGGACACCCTCTCCAGGTTCATCACTTGCACAAGTTCCACCAGTCACTACATTGACCCAACCGGATTTTCCATCCTTTGATTTGGATTTTCCAAACCAATCGCGAAGACCTTCCTCAGTAACATCTTTAAATTTTTTGTGATGCTTTTTGGCATCTGCTTCCATTTTTTTCAAACGAGTATAATAATCTGGAATTTCGTCCAAGTGCTGAAGAGCAATATCTTTGGCAAGATCATGATCTTTTGTATGCTCATGCTCAATGGGTTCTCCCATGTCAAGTTGCTTTTGTATGAAAGAAACATCAAGACGATGCTTCTTTGCAATTTGCTCAACTGTTTTATGTGACTTGATCTTGGGCATTATTCAACTGGTTTTGATTTAGTACTCTCACCTTTTGCTCTTTTTTTTCTCCCCGCACAATGAGCACGTTGAGAGAATCCTTTTGGATCTGAGCAATTAATACTCTTTTTATATTTATTAGTCCATTCTTCTTGAAACTGCTTAAATGTCTTCATTTTTGGGTTGTTGCTTCAAGAGTTTTGCAAGTTCTGCAGTGGATCCAACAAAAAGGGCATTATTTACTGTCGTTGGACCTTTGCCAACTTTTTCCTCTTCAATATCTTTAAGTTTCTTTTGAAGATCCATCAACTTATCTGTGGCATCAGCGACGTTCTTAATAAGTTGTCCTGCAACTTCATAGGCACGAGGCATCTCACTTTCTTGAGCAAGTTCAAGAATGCCATTAATTGCTTCCTGACCTTTTTCTATTAATGAATATAAGTTTCCTCTTGTGTAGTTGTAGTCTTTTTTAATGTCATCAACAGTAGAGGCAATCGTCTCTATTTTTTCAATTTCACTTTTAGATTCAATAGGAACTATTTCACCTTCAACATTGAATGCATCATTTAAACTGTCAAATTTTTTTGTCATTTTCATAAATTAATACCATTAAATCCAAAGTCATCGCCATCTTCAATTAGCGTGTTATCCGTAGTCGTAATAGACTTGACCGGAGATCCTGCTAAGTGTGAAGTTATCGTTGTATTATCTCTACCTCTATCAACAGTAAGAACATTACCTGCCTTAGACCTTACGAATACTTCTTCACCCTCAAGATCTAAGTAAGTGTTTACTGATATAGAACTTGCATTGTCTACCGTAATGAGTATATCTTCCGTAGTAATATCTTTTGTGAGGTTTGTAACGACTGTTCCTGTGTAATTCTTGATAGCTCTTGGTTGAGCTGAATATACAATTTCTCTGGTCGGTGTATTTGTAGTGTCTCCAGCAACGTAACCAATTGTAGTTTTCTTGATAATATCTTTGGAAGCAGAAGAAACTGGACCAAACAGATAAGTTTTAACAGTAAATCTTAAAGTATAAATTAATACTCTTCTTGTTGTGAAATTTCCTTCATAGTCGTCCTGCATTGTAATGTTTTCAAGAACAACTGGTATGTCCCTCTTCTCATTAATAATATCAACCAACTCCACACTCATCGTATATGCTGGTTGAAAATATGGTAAAATTTGTTCAATAATTTGAAGAGCATCATCATTTAACTTAGACATAATGCTAAGTTCAAATTGCATATTATATGGAACTGGAAGATATACCTTTTTAGTTTCTTTTCCGTCTTCTGCTGATTTTGCAGTAAATGTTTGAGTAGTAGTTGATTTCCTTGTTGGATCATAATTTAAACCAGTGAACTCAAATGACATTCTTGGCAATGTAATTTGAACTGGTTTACTTAAATCTGGAGATTGTTCTAATCTTGCCAGAAATTTTTGTGTTGGCCCGTAAGCAAGAGGAACCTTAATGACATTAGTAACAGCTCCACTATTATTAGTGTGCTTTATACTTATCTCATTAAACAAAGAACCGAAAGCAATAACAGTTCTTCTTAGAATTTCGTGATAAAAATACTCAAACATGTCTTATAAACCTTTATGTTATTATTTAAACATAATAACTTTTATTTATGGTTTATGGCATTCCAAAAGGATTTTTTTCACTGAAATCTACAATTTTATCTGCTTCGCTTTCAATTTCTTCATTATTAGCAAATCCATCTTTGACGATGAATACTCCCGTAGATCTCAATTTATAAGAAGCACTTGACGCTGATCCAACAATATTTTCTCCCGCAGTAAATTGTCCATTAACATTGGAAACTTCTAAAATGTTAGTTACAGAATTCCAAGATCTAACTCTTGCAGTAACACCACTTTGAGATCCTGTTACCACTTCGTTGAATATAAATGTACCTATACCAGTAACGCTTGGTGATGCTATTGTTATAGTAGGAGCAACACTGTAACCAAGTCCAGCATTTGTAATTCTAATTTGGGTAATAGTACCTGCGGCAGAAACGACAGCAGTAGCAGCAGCAGAGACTGTAGAAATTCCACTAATTGTAATTGTTGGTGGAGTTACGTAACCTGATCCAGAATTTGTAACAGTTATGATACCAACAACTCCATCACCGATCGTTGCCGTTGCCTTTGCCCCACTACCTTCTCCACCAATGAATCTAATTCCAGGCGCAACAGTATATCCATATCCTGGATTAACTATCTCAACACTCTGAACAGACTGTGCAGATGGATTTGTATTGTCATTACAAACAACAATTCCACCTATCATCTTAGCAATTGCAGATGCAGTTTTTCCTCCAGATGGTGCAGATGAAATTCCAACTGTCGGGACACTTGTATATCCACCGCCACGATTAGTTACTGTAATAAATCTAATGCCGCCATTAACAATTCCTACAGTTGCGGTAGCAGTTACTGCAGCTCCGACCATTGTAAGTTTTTGTATATTTCCGACAGGTGTAGAATCTTGATCACCAGAACCTGAGATTGTATCATCAATATCTTCTATACCGGTATCAATAATTTCATCTTCATATCTAAAGAGTTCGCACCTTAATTCATAGGTGTAAAGTCCCTGTAGTTGATAAAATGGTTTTTCGTGCTCAACGTACTTAATTTCAAACAATCTATCCCCTAATGGAAACCAAACCAAATCTCCTTCTTTTGGTCTTGTTGATAATTTAATGTTTGGTTGGCCGCCAATTAGTGGAGAGATATAATTCTTAAATCTCTCTCTTGAAATTATTAGAGTTATTTCATTGAGTGCCTGAATTCCAAATTTTGAAAGTATTGTTGGATTATCACCATATCCATCAAAACTATCAACATATGCTTCTATTGGATAAGCATTAGTGAACTGTGATTCTATTAATTCTCTTATTACTGTCTTTTCGGTAATGTATTTTCGTGGCAAATAATAAACTTCAACGCCATACATCCTCAACTGTTCGTTAATCAAATCTTGAATAAGACCTTGCTCTGATTTTGATCCTTGTAAGAAAAATGGATTTAGCATGGATTACCCGATCATGTCGTAGGGAGGAAGTTCGTATGTGCTGGACATTTTTTCCATTAAAATATCTATCTCTCTCTGTGCATCATCATACATTTGTCTTCCATTTAACTCAACTCCACCAGGTAACTTAACACCAGTAAATTTCATCATATTTTGTCCCCACTGCCTTTTAATCAGAGCAGTTAAATATGGTTTAAGGAAAGAGTCATTCCAAACTCGCGAATAATCATTTGGATCTAAAGTAGAGTAACAATCAATTACAAAAAAATGATTTTCTGTAACTGATCCCCAATCAATATCAAGGTATAGTCTGTCTTGCCTTTTATTAAATCTAATTTGTTTTTGTGTATTTAAAAGAAAGTCCAAATCTTCCAAATACGTCTTAACCATTGCGTAACTTAATAGTTCAGTTGTTCCCCAGTAGTAAATATCGTTTAAGAATAACTGATATTTAACGCTAAACATATTATGTGTAATGGTATTAGCGCCATCAAAAGTGAAAATCTTATTCACTCCAATTACATTTGGTGGAACTTGTAGATAATTGCTATTTTCAAAATACGAAAAAGTTGTTGCGGTTCCAACTATGTTTGCGGTTGCCGTTGTTGTAACAATACCAACGTTGTTTTGATTTATTCCCTTTGCTCTTCCGCGAGCAATGTCATCTGCAGTTACTTTATATTTGTAAAACGTCGGATAAACACCATCAAAATGTCTTTCTTGGAAAAATTGAACAGCATCATCCACAAGATCTTCAATTTGCTCATCTGCAACGTTAATCTCTAAAACTGGCGCTCCCAGTTTCCTTTTACAGTAATCTATTAATTCTTGTCTAGTAGATGGTTGCGCCATTTATTTCTACTCTTTAAAAATATTTATGGTTTTGATGTTATGAGTTGTGCAACAACTTCTTGCTGCTTTAAGTATAATTTATAATAACATTTGGCAATTTTTTTGGCATCATCTATGTTATCAATATTATCAATTTCTGATGCTACTTTAAAGTATTCAAAACTTTTGCTCAAATTTTCAAGTTCTATTTTATCGGGATCCATCAATCAAACTCCTAAGTAGTGATTTAATTTCATCTAAATCATTTTTCATATTAGTCACATCAGACTCTAAATTCTGTAATTTTTGATTCTCTTCATTTTTCACGTTACGTCTTGCAAGATACTGGTGGTATTCTGTCATGTTTGTATTAATAATTGAATTAGTCTGAGGGTCTCTAATGAGATTATTATGACCCTCTACCTTTAAATATTCCATTTCCATCATGCAAGTGCGATTACTCTTAGATTTCTGACCCTTGGTGGATAGACTTGACTTGTTGAAGTAAGAACCAACTTAATTCTATAAAAACGGAATGATGGAAGTTGGTCGGCAGTAAAACTATACTCCCTAAATTCAATATTATTTGATTCAAATCCAAATGAAAGTGATGGTTGAACAAAAACATCAGGTAATCCGTTACTATTTTCAAAACTTATAATTTGTTTCTTACCATCTAAATTATTATATCCAGGGAATGGAGTAAATATTGGAATAAAGTTCTGCTCTTCGCCAATTGAATAGAATGCTCTTACGTCACAGTAATTATTGATGTGAGCATCCAATAAAATTTTGATAGAAGTCGCTGGATTTTCCAAACTAATTTCTTTGGAAATATATTGGAATGCAGATGGATCTGTTCCAATTGAGTTTACTCTATTATCAGTTGCATAGTTAGTAATCACTTTATTAATTCTATTAGAAGTAAGTATGGCGCTTACTCTTTGCGTATCAATAACTGGACTTACTCTAGAATCTACGGAATTTAAGAACATTCTTAAATTCATAGACTTTTTACCCATAAATGCACCCAACTTTGCATCTTCATTTATTTTTGATGCAATTATTCTTGGTGTTGATAGGTAATTTGTTTTATTCAAAGTAACAGGCTCAAATCCACTATCAGTAAATGGAATTTCGTTTCCACTTATACTTGATCCAGTAATAGTCCTCATTTCTGCATTAATAGAAGTTCCCTGTACGGTAATATTTTGTACAGATGGAGTAACGAGTTCAAAAGGAATATTTTGAGTAGCTTTTATGTTAAATCCACCAGCAGACTTTGTTTGATTTAGATATAGTTTGGGGAAGCTGGACCCAGTACTTCTATCAACTCCATTTAAATCCATTTGAATCTTAATATTATAAGAATCAAACGATATTGGATTTGAAACAGTTACATTTTTAAGATAATGTGTTGTATTAATTCTCTTTAGAGAAACTCCATCAAGTTCATATTTGTAAACAGGAGTTCCAGTTGGATGAGTTATTGCTGATGATGCAAGAGTATTGAAGAATGTTGGATCAATATAACCAATTCTTGTTACATTATCCAAAGAACCAGTGGTTACTGATTGATATTCAAACAATTCATTTCCAATCAAAGCATATCCTGGATTTGTTGTTCCAACTCCAACATTTTCAAAGGTTGTAAATTTGCTTGAATCTGCAACCAAAATAGATGATGTAGCATCAAAAGAGTAATCTGATGTTAGTTTTGTTGGAGGAACATCCGTTTCTGCACCAGAAATTCTGACATAATTATCGTCAAAATACATTCCATGATTTTTATGATTTACTACAATATGCAGACCATCACTATCTACATTAATAGCAGATATTTGTACGTTTCCACCTGAGGATGCATTTAGTGTTGTAGTTAATCCGGAATTATTGACATACTGGACAGTTTTTCCAGTTCCTGCAACAGAGAAATCACCTTGTACATTATCAAGAATGAGTTCATTTGTGCTTGCAATAGAGACAAGAGAGAATAGAGCATTTCTTCCACTTGGAACTGAACCAAGCGTAGAAATACCTAATACATCTCCAACCTGATAACCATTTCCAGAATTAATAACTGTTGCGGCTATTGCGACGCCATTTGAGATTGTAATATTAGCTTTTGCATCTCTACCATTTCCAGTTACTGTAACAAGATCCACGTTATTGAAAGTCAAAGATCCTGATGATGGAGTGTATCCTATACCAGCATTAATAACCTGGAGAGTGCCAGTAGCAATTCCAGCATTTCCTACATAGTTTCCAGTTGCATTTGTGTTTTGCTGAAGAATTGTATTTCCTAAGGTCAATCCACTATCAGCAATTGCACTTGATAGACCAATTCTAACTTTTCTGGAATTTAATCCAAGAGAATTTGGTAGCAACGTAGGAACTTGGGAGTTTCCTGGAGTCAGTTCTGGACTATAGAACTCTACACTACCTGAACTTAAGAAATTAGCTCTATATAAGGTAAACTTCAAATCTTCCCACTGACTTGGCTCCCAAGTTGAAGCATTTTGTGATTTAAACAGAGATCCAAGATATGGTTGATTTGAAATATAAGATTGTGTTAGTAAATCAACCTCACCGACTCTTGAAATAAAGACATTATATTTGTTTGAGTTTGAACCCACAACAATTGCATATTCCTTCCCACCTTCAAGGTAAACTGGAGATTTAAATACAAACGATGTTGCAACTGTTCCATCATTGGAGAGATTAACCTGCTCCGGATCTAATATGATTTCAGAGAATGGAAGAACAGTTTGTGTTGGATATCCACCTTGCATTGTTCTAATCTGGAACACTACGGGAATATCTGCATCATCTTTGGACTTAAAGAATATGTCACATTTGGTGAGGAATATTCCACTTTCTTCTTGAACTAATATAGATTGTGCAAGAGGATCCCACCAAGGACATCCATACCAGTTAGTTGTTTTTGAAACAACATTACTGCCAACTAATTGAGCTCCTGTAGTTCTTGCAACCTTTTCTTGTTGCAGCTCCTGTTTTTGCTCAATTCTTGCATTTCTGGTTGATATGATATTTTCTTGAACAGTTTCTAAAGTTCCACTTGAAATAAACTTCTCTTCAGCAACAGTTGAAGCAAGGTTTCTGTCATTGATAGTATTGTTTATTAAAGTGAAAGTCTTTGAACCATTTTCAAATCTTGGATTGACTGATATATTTGGATTTGGAATGTAGAAACTACCAATCAGTGAGGTGTATACATCAGATACTAATCTCACGTTGGTAAGAGTTGCCTGAGCACCACTGGTTTTTCCAACTAAAGTCATTCCAGATTGAACCCAACCACTATATTCTCCTTGATATTGGGCACATAGTGAGAATGTATCAATATTTAAGGTATCACTTGTGGACGAGTAAGTTGCCGCAAGAGTTTGACTTGTATATGGATTTAGTGGATATGTTGACGTTGGGTTGTTGTATGGACCCTCTTTATGATTTGATTGGGCAAGTCTAAATGTAATTTTGGGATCACTTTCTTCAATTGTAGTTTCATTTAGTCCAGTCTTTTTAATTGTACCAATTATAGTCTCTCCAACTTCAAACACACCGGAAACCATACTAATTTCAAGCAGTTTGGGGATACAATATTTGGTAACATCAACACCATCAAAGAATGCATAAAGTTGTGTCAATGGTTTTACATTTTTAGCAATAAATTGTAGATTCCTTGATCTCAGATATTGTACCAAGTCTCTACTTACAACTTTATCTCCAATAGAACTTCTGTCAAATTGCTCAGTAACGAATGTTGTTGTTCCTGTTCTTGACTTAACACCAGTTTCTTTTACTTCTCTATACGTATCTTGAGTAACCGTAGTTGTAGCATATCCTCTATGCCAACCCCAATATCCATAATATCCCCAGTATCCATATCCGTATCCATATGGCCATCCCCACCACCAATTTCCATAATAACCATAGTTATAACTAGTATCAGATCTTGTTTGGACTGTTTCTATAACTTCTTTACCTGTCCAATTAGTTTCCCATGATCCCCATACAGTAGGTGCATACCCAGTTTGTGGGTCAACGTTAAATTGCTGTTGAGCAAGAGCCATTGTTTGGGCATAATTACCCTCAACATTAATTACCTTGGCATCTAAACGAACTGTATCAACCCAAGTATCAGTAGATGGAGTTAACTCAATCGTTCCTTGCCAGAAACTAATTACGAAAGGAGTTACATTTTCTGTTCTTGTCGCAAAAGACTGCTTAAGCCATTCTACTTCAGTATAATCAAGAGTAATTAAATCTCCAGTTTTTCTGATATTATTTCCTTCAGGAGGTTCAAACGCAATATCTACTTGTGAATCAAGTCCTTCAACTGGACCTTGAATAAGATCAACCGAAGTTGTGTAATGTTTTGGTCTCAATTCTTTATTCTTAAGATCAATACTGTTTTCAAAAGGAAGACCATTTTCTTGAGAATTGAGAGAACTAAAATTATCTACAAAGAATCCTGATTTAAATCTATCTAATCCATCAGAATCTGGAACAAATAGATTTGCGGTATTAGATTCTAGAGTTGATAAAGCAGTATAATACTCAAGATTTTTGATCCTGTTCTCAAGCTGCTTAATATCAACCATCCTATATCTCTTGTGCTCAAGGAATTGAACAGAAGCTTGAGATATATCAAACAGATACGGAGGTAAGGTTACAGTTGCAATCTCTAGAGCATCTTCAACTGAAATTGGTTTCTCTGGTTTTTCTGATGGAATTCCATACTTAACTTGGAATGTTCCATCTTTGCGAACATAAATTCTATCAATTCTTCCAAGATAGTATGAGAAAGTAGTGACAATAGATTCGTCAGAAGCTAAAATATTAGATGCAGAATTGCCAGATCCATTAAATAATCTTCCATAAAATTCTAATGGAGATCTTGAATTTTCAGTTAAAGTATAAGCAGAAACTCTTGGTCTGATATCAATCATATCAGAATTTCTTACAGAATTCACGATTTGAATATCTTTCTTGTAATCAAATCCACGATATGACTCTATAGTTGTAATGTCACCATCATCGGAACTTTGATAATATCCACTAGCAAAATATACTTTTATCTTTCTAGTTGGTTCGGGTGAATCTGGTGTGCGATTAATTGCGCCATAACCATAGAATGATCCTTTTTGTCCATTATCAAACTTAAAGTTTGATGAAATATTGGAACTTGGCGAATCTATTGTAGTAATAACTGCTTGAATATTTGACTCGGAGAATGTGATTGTCTCGCCTTCTTTGAAGGTACTCTCATTGAGAGGAATAAATGATATTTGGGAATCAGTTAATCTTTCTGCACATACGCCAATAGCACCACTCAATTGCCCAACAAATTGCTCTCCTATAATTAAGTCAGTTGTTTTTGTAGTTGGTCCACTTATTGAAGATAGTACTAAAGTTGGAGCAGATGGATTTGATGTTGTCTTAGATTCATATATTCCATAAACATTAATAATATCTGGAACGTTGAGAGAAATATTTTCATCTTGAACTCTAGTTCCATAGGGATAATTTCCAAAAATTAGACCATCATCCAGTGTAGTTGCGCCAATTCCAGATGATTCGTATTTTGATCTATCAATTATTAATGAAGAAACCCTATTTTTTAGTTTAATCTTTGATTTTGGTTTAATCTTCCTTAGTGTAGCAACTAAAGTTGCATTATCATTTGTACCCAGATTGTAAATCTGAATTTGAGTTGATCCATTAATAAAGTCAAACTTATCTGAGGTAAGAACTTCTGTGCTTCCATCAGATCTAATCAAAGAATATCTTTCTTCATCAAATGGTAAAAATGTTTCATTATCTCCTGCAGTAACAGGGGTAGACAGTTGATTATTAGCAATAGTAACGTTAAAAGTTTTTCTAACTGTCAATGAAGCATTTGTTAGATCTACAGACGATACATTAGGTCTAGGTAAAATAGTGTATAAAGTGTCATCAGTTGATCTTACTAGTTTTGTTCCAAGAATTTTCAGATCAGAGACACTCAGAGTTGATGATGGAAGTGCTCCCTGATTTATATCAGCTACTGTTGTAACACCAGATACTGTTATTGTCGTTTTTCCAACACTTTGTACGCTAGCATATACTGGCAATGATGTTGAATTATTGCTAAATTTGATTAAATTCCCAACCTTGACAATTTTTCCGGGGAAATTCTCATTTGTGCTGGTGATCGTACTTATCCCACCACTTACTGCACTGATAGTAGCAATTCCAACATTAAATAAATCTGCTTGAACTGTATCTGCATTGAAAGTTTTTGCAGATCCTACAATACCATAAACAGATTTTACGTCAGAAATGCCATATGAAGTAATAGCAGTAGCAACTCTATTGTTTCCAATACCATCAATTATAAAAGATTCATTTGGAATAAAATCACCACTCTTCTGATAGAGTACAATAGATGCGCTATTAGTTACCGAATTCTTTAAAAATGCAGTTGCTCCACTATTTTTACCTTTTATAAATGTTGGAACCGAAAGAGTAATTGGTTCGTTTAAAGTTATCTCAGTTGTAGTCTGAACATCATACAATGAAATATTCCACTGATTTAGATTAGAGTTGGTTGTATCATACGAACCAGACTCTAATCTAAAATCATAAACTCTAGCTACTCCAATTTCTTTACCTGATGGAGTGGTAGATGCAGTTCCAACTCTTGAGTCTCTTAAACTTAAAACATAAGTATTTCCTATTCCAATAATAGGAGATCCAAATACTCTGTTTAGAGTTAAAGTAGATCCTGTATTATAATTAATTGATAAATCTTTAAGTGTTGATGTTGTTCTTGGTTTATCTGAATCTAAAAATACCGGGGAAGTAGTTTCAACTTCATATCCACGTACAAATGCCTTTCCAGGAGAAACTTGATAAATCGCAAGATTTTCTGATGGAGTAGAACCTCCATAAGTGAATTGTCCCTGATTAAATACACCTCTATTTCCCAATCCATCATTTAGGGATTCTTTAATAGTTAAGTCAAATGGAGTTACATAGTAGTCTCCAGATTCTGCATAGGTTCTTCTAGCTAATTCATCCTGAATTAAACTATAATCTTTAGAAATTCTATTAGTCTTTATTACACCATCTACAATTGTTGCTAACTCTACAAAATTATTATCATTAAAGTCAGTTAAGTCTTTTTTAAACAAAGACACTGAAATTTTTAATCTATCAGCTCCAGGTGCAGCATAATTATTAAATCCCTGAGAGTTATCATTCAATGATTCATCAACATCAGAGTTGATGACCTCTTCATTTACAAACAATCCTACTCTATAATTTGGATTGTTTGAATATTGATCTAAGATTAGAGTCTCTGTATTTACTGTTACAAAGTATCCTCTTATGAAATAAACACCCTCTGTAATTGAAAATGCAGATCCAACAGAAGTTGCATTACTTGCAATAGTGATTCCAAAAGGAGTTCCTGCCGAAATTGAAGTGTTCCCCAATAACCCTGAAGTTATGGTTATATTTGAGGAAAGACCTTCGCCATCTAAAAACTGGACAGTTGAATTATTTTGTGTACTTGAACTTAAATAATTTACATATAACGTAACATTACCTCTTTCGGAATCAGTAGATAGCAGTACTTTTTCAACTACTGCAGTGATTCCCGAAGTCTGTCCAGTAATTTTTGCTCCAACAAGTTGCTCTACATAAGCATCTATTGGAACACCCAAGTAAGTGTTATTTAATTCTACTGCATAATAAAATTGATTATATGAAGTATTGCCAGGAATTACTTTTGCACCCTCTTTAAAAAAGTGTTGCCCAAACTTCTCAACTTGATTTTGTAAAATAGACTGTAAAGTTGTCAGTTCTCTTGCCTGAATTGGATATCCAGGCTTAAAAAGAACCTTATAGTAGTCATTATTTGCATCAAAATCGTCAAAATATGGCGATACGTTGAGGTTTGTTACTTGGGACATAATTCTTTAGAACTGCAAAATGACTTTAATATCTTCTTTTTGGTTTGATGATCTAGTAATTGCTGGTCTGTTATCAACATAAATTATGTTTCCAGAGTACTTTTTGACCTCTGGATTTGATAGACCATTTACAAAAGACTGACCAAGATAGTAGGTCCTACTATTTATTACTGTAGATATACCTGTAAAGGATGTACTAATTGATAATGTAGATCCAGTATTTCCATTAATTACCAGACTTCCTCCGGATAATGGATTGCTCGTAAATTCAACCAAATCAAATCCATATTGTGGATTAGTTTGTGCTATACCAACTGATGTGCTTCCTGTGCTAAATCCAGCAAGAGTTCTATCTTGCCAATATTTTAAGACTCCGGTTGTTTGATCGTAACTAATTACTCTACCAGAAGCAGTTATACCAGTACCTACCGTTTGAGTGATCAAAGAATCTGGAGAAAATGACGCTGAACTATATCCAACACCAGTTAATCTTATTGCATATGCAGCACTTGCTTTGTCTGTGTTCAGTAATTGTGTTGATCCAAATTGTTTTGGATTTTCTACAACACCAACTCTTGCAATTTGATTTCCCGTTATAAAATCTGGGTTTTGTGAATCATTTTCAATTCTTGAATATAAAAGAACATTGTATGCTCCCAACTCTCTATAAATATCTGCTCCATGCCCTCCTTTTGGAGAAATAATCACATCAAAAGATGGTCTGACTGATCCTGTAGGAACACTTCCAGCAACCAAATCAACATTACCGTAGGTATAACCGGAACCTTGATTTGAAACTACTACTGATTCAACTTGTTGATCATTATTAACAACAATGGTGCATTCTGCGCCAGTACCATCTCCCCTAATTGGAACTCTTGTATAAGTTCTGTTCGCGGTGCCAACGCCAACTCCACGATTTTTGATGGTGACTATTTTTATGGATCCATCAACTGCGTTATTTCTTACAGAAGCATTATCCGCACTCGTTTCCCAATTTAATGGGACTGGCATAAAATTAGTTGATTCAAATTTTACAATATCACTTGGTTTGATAGTGTAAAGGTATTTCCAAATGTACCCATCTCCACTTGCTCCAGCCGCTCTTGGTTCTAGATCGACAAATGTTGGTTCATCCAATGATGGTCTTCCACTTGGATAAGTTGGATCGGTTCCATTTTGAAGACAAACATAAACTCTGTAGTCACTATTTAATACGTAATATGATGAGGAGTATAAACTTGTTGCTCCGGAGACTGGAGCAACATTTGATCTACTATAATCGTGCCTGTAATAATCATACGTAGTCCCAGAAGACCATACTCTTTTTTGAATTACCTGACGCACATCTGAAGAATTTATTTTCTTCAATGCAATCATCGTATCCCAGTAGTTATTTTCTTCATCAAAACTATCTCTAGGAGATGGTGGAGTAGTATCCCAATCACTTTGAATGTTGGTTGGATTTGGAAGACCAACAAAAGTATAGTAAGAATTAGTAGAGGTAGTTACTCCAGCAACAAAGTTCTTAGCATTTAATATTCTAATCTGATCAGTTATAATTGCAGCCATTTGTGGAGTTTTTTTATCTATTTATTATAGGTAATTGTAGTATTTTAGTGGAGCGGATCTAGAAACAATCGTTCCGCTAGAAATTCCAGAATAACCGTCATTGGTGTATGCATTATATGAATTTTGTTTTGTTCTAGATCTCAGTTTAATTTTGCCCCAACTGAAGTTGCCATAATTATTGCTGTGTCCAATACCACTCAATCCGTTATAACTAGAAACACTAACTGTTACTTTGGCTACGTATGTAATACCAAAACCAACAACAGAAGTTTGTGCAATAGAAACGGAAGAAACTTGATAAACTCCATCGAGGAAACTTGAACCAGATCCAACGATTGATCCATAACTATCCAGTGAAGTTACTCCATTGCCAACATTTGAATTTGAAACTACAAAATAATATCCAGTTTGTATTCCACTTATTGTAGTAATTCCTGTTATTGATGTAATTCCTGCTACTAATCCTCCTCTAAGAATAGAGTTGCTTGGGATGAGGAAATCAAAAACAATTCCAGTGGAAGCGACGCCAACAGAAGTTGTTGAAATTCCACTGATAATACCAAAATCTCCTTCATAAGAAATTACCTTATTGCTTTCAATATTAATTGTTGGTGGATCTATGAGTATTATTGGAGGATTTGTTGACGAATATCCAGCAACAACGCCAGTAATGGAAATAGAAGTGACAATTCCAGATGTTATTGAAGAAACTGCGGTAGAAGATGTTGTTCCAACACCAACTGGACTTTGAATTGTAACTTTTGGTGCAGATTCATATCCAGATCCACCATCTATAATATCGATAGAAGTTATAGTTCCTGCTACAGATACAATAGCAGTTGCACTTGCGGATACCTTAGAATCTTGAGAGATAAACGTTATGTTGTTTTGGAAATCTAATGAAATATTGTTTTCATTCAATGGGTTAAAGAATGCTCTCAAGTTTTCAACATAAATGTCAGTTGAACCAACTCCTACAGATCGAATTATACAAGTGTTTGGATAAATTAGTGGTTCATAAAATTCCCTAGTTTTACTTACTTCTCTTTCATTGATAATTAAATCTTCAGTTTGGCGACACCAGTTAATTGGTCTTGATAAAGTATTAATCGAAGTATTTCCGGGCCCAAAATATGGATTTGTTTCAACCGTTTCTATTGATAATATATCAACAACTTTTCTCTCATCTTCTAAGAGACTTGGAGATTGTCCAACAAAAGAATCATAAGTTAATTGTAAATCATCTCCAACTTTAACAGTATCAACAACATCGCGGAATATAACATCGACACCATCTCCACTTCCCTTATAAAATATAATCTTACAAGTATCCTCTGGTTTTGGCGCTTCAGTAAATTCAATTTTACTGCCACCATTAAAGACATAACCTTTACCTGGTACTTGGAGAATATCATTGACAAAAACCAAAAGAACATCTTGGATGTTTATTAAAGACCCTTTTTTGGCGTATACTGAAACTATAGATCCATTATAAAGTAGTGGGAAAATAATTCTAGTTCCATCAAACAATTCTTGAATATCATCAAATACTTCTAATTCTCCAATGGACCAACCAGAGAACTTATCTCTATCAACACTTTCTACGCTAATTTTAAATTCTTTTAAAGTAGAATTGGGTGTTGTTGGTATTCCTGTTGCTCCCCCAAATGGAACAGTCAATATATCGCCAGGCTCATAACTATATCCAGTGTTTTTAATTTCAAATGAAATTATGCTGGATCCTTGCCCAACTACAACATCTATAGTTGCTTTGGTTCCAATACCAGACGAAGATGAACTATAAACTAGAGGAATATCTGAATATGAAATTGGTGAATCAATAATTACTTGTGGTGGATTAGATGACGTATATCCAACTCCAGGATTTGTTATCGCAACACTGACAATATTACCATTGCTAACCGCCGCAGTTCCAATAAACTGAATATTTGGAATTCCTGTAGAGTAAGTTGCCACCCCAACCCTCACAATAACGGTAGAAATGCCACTCAAAGTTTGAATTGCTGTTCTATATCCAGATCCACTATTACCAATACTGATAGAAGAAATAGTTCCTGCCACAGAAACTATGGCGGTTCCGCCAGCAGAAACAAGAGGTTGATATCCAAAACCTTCTGTAGAACCAACGGAAACAATTATTCCTCCCGCAGGAATGTTTGAAGTGTTGATATCGGAAGACTGTGATGTTGCAGACCCAACAAATGAAATTGAAGTGACTCCAACAGACTCATTTAAAATATAATTTTTTGTTATTCCTGGTTGTTGGAAAATTTCATTGATTAAAATAATCGCATTTTCTTCAAAAATATCAGTAATATTTGCTCCATCTGTTGTCAACGCAAATAATTTTTGTGAACCATTAAATCCACCAGAGATATCATCAAAAATATAATTTTTATTATATGATTCGTTTGAGGAATCTGTAATACCAGACCTCATAAACACTCTTCCGTGGAAATATGATGAGGAGGTAATTCCTAACCAATCTCTCTCATCTGGTGGATTTGTGGATGTACCAAGAGGTACGTTTCCGTAAGGAGCTGCTGCAAAATTAATCTTATTTTTAATAATGGTATAATTGCCACTTACCTTTGTCACAGAAGTTCCAATAGAATGACTAGCTACTTCTGTTCCCATCCAAGGTCTCGCAACACGAATTGCATTTGTGCTACCAACACCTACTGATTCTACCTTAACAATTTCATTATCAATACGTAGTAAATCACCCGAAATTATTCCATCAACAGAGTTTGAATATAACAAATCATCTATTGACAGTAGATTCGCTGATAATTGTGTTGTAGTTGAAGTAGATACAATAGGAGATTGAATTACATTGTCAATTGATATTAGTGTCTTTGCATTTTGTTTCAATGATGTAAATACATGACTGGTTCCAATACCAACTGAAGTTATATTTAACGCCTTTGGAACAATTTTTAAAGCATCCTCAGCACTTCTTGCAAGTTTGATATTATTTTCATCAATTTTAATCGCATAAACTGTGGATGGTAATTTATTAGTCGTTCCAATTCCAACACCAAAATCAGTGGAAGCAATTCCTATAGGAGTTGATGTTGAAGTTGGTATGCCGGATGAATATGTAAGTCTTTCACCTGTCACAAAGAAGTGATTTTTTATTGTAATAGTGCTAGATGCTACGCTTACGACTGAGGAACTACTACCATCGAAATATCTTTGGAAAATTGGATTACCTTGATGCTTAAGTTCGAAAGACATCTTAACATCTCTTTCGGTTCCATAGTAAGTATTATAATCTGAAGTTGCTGTATTATTATTATATTGAGTTAATGTATTAATCTCATCAAAATTTGTTAAAGAATTAAAAAATACCTTTACGTGAGTATTGATATTTGGTAATGGAGTAAATACTAGTCTAGTCGAGTTTGCTGTTTTTACTGCTCCAATAGTTCCAAGTCCAGAATGAGTTTCAATATTTGCAAATTCTGTTATATAAGCACTATTTTCATCATCAAGTACTACAGCTTCAGATAATTGGTGTCTATTATTTGTTATATCGGATACTTGAATGATGTAATATCCACCATCATAAGTGTCTGGGTATTCTGCGATTATATTTGCGGATGGAGATGCTGAAGATGCTATAGATGTGGTGTTTGCCTCAAATCTAACATATTTTAGATCAAAGGTGCCTATTCCAGAAACTGTTGTATCTGCAATTGCCACTTGAATTGTACTAACTGAAGCTGCTAATCCAACATTGGGAGTAAAATCAACTTTCAAATCAGATCCAGAGAAATAAGCATAAAAAGTCCCAAGACCAGAACTTGAAAATGGATCGGTTGAATGACTTGTTAACTGTCCATAATCAAGAAATTCTATATTTGTTCCATCATGAACTAAATTCAATTCATTAAATTGATACTGACCATTATCACCAGAAATTTCTACTAGTACTTTGGCGGAAGTATAAGTTGTACCAATTCCAATAATTGTTGTTGAACCAGAAGAAACATATGATGTATTTGTGTTCAAACTTATAATGTTCCCTAGAGTGGTGCTTCCCACTCCAGCAAAACTATCTTTTACATTATATGACAATGTAGTTACATCGTAATCGTTTATTCTATATTTCGTTGGATCCT